ACCCACTAAAACTTTTTACAAACGTTAAAAGACCGTCGTAGGTTCCTTTATTTTTATATACGTTAAATAAATTTCTTAATAATACTCTTTGTTGTTTTAACCCTACTTCTGGTTCAAAACATCCTCCAAATTGTTCTAACATTTGAGGTAATAAACTTCCAGGTAAAGACTCTGTTTTATATAGATTTAAAACGTTTAAAGCATAAGTTTTTGTTAAATCGTACTCAAATCCAAATATATTTAAAAAACTTTTTAAAAATAGATTGTCTGTTTCTGATAATACGTCACCAGTTAATGAATTTACTTTATAAGAATCTGGTAAATAGTTGTATAAATCGTTAGAAGTGTTAAAGTTTTGAACAGAAACCCCTACTGCGTTTGCCGCTCTTAACCAAGTAAAATTTATATTTTCTCTAACGAATATGCTATAGTAATAAAATTTTCCTTCAGTTAATAGTTGAAGTTCCCCATCTATAATGTCTCCCGCATCTAAATATTCAGTAGGAGCTTGGTCAATAAATTCATCTACTACTACAATTCCATCTGCAGCACTTACTGGAAATCCATAAGAATTTCTAAGCACTCTAATTTGAGACCAATCACCAGTAGGGTTAGTCCAAGATAAAGAAATACGGCCATATCCAGAAGAAAAAGCTGTAAAAGGGTAGGCATTAAAGTCACTTACTGTAAAGGGACCGTAAAAACCTATACCATAATAATCTCTACCGTATTTAGCCATGTTTTATTTAAAATACTCCAGCAATAACTAATCCTGTTAAGTCAGCAATATCTGAAGAAGTTGCTGCAACACCACTTGTTGTGTTTAAGTTACCGTTTTGGTCTATCCATGTTCTAAGTGTATTAGAACTATTTCTCCATTCTTGAAGATTTGCGGTTTGACCAACGGCTGCTCTAATATTTAACCCAACTACACCAATAGCAGACGGAGTAAGAGTATCTCCACCAGTTTTATGTACATATTGATTATGAGAATCTGCAACTATTCCTATTTCAATATTTGCAAGTCTTGCATTTAATGTGCCATAGTTTTGAGAAGCAACATTAAAAGTTCCACTTGAAGAAGGTGAAGTAGAGGTTGCAATATTTGTTCCTAAATTAGTTTGAATTGCTACTACTTCATCTTGAAGTGAGTTTACGTGAGAGGAGTCTACAATCTCAGTAAAGTTTGTTTTTGCTTGATATGATTTTATAGCTCCTGGGTAGGTTGCGGCCATGTTTTCTCCTTTTAGGCTATTCCACCGGACGGTGTAATTGTTAAAGTTCCTGCTTTAGGTATTTCATTATCAGAACATATAATGTCACTTACTGCTTCTATTGTTCCAGTAAGTCCTGTTAAAGCTAGAAGAGTTGTTGTAGTTCCAGTAACTGTAAATGTAGTTGTAGTTGGTGCAGATGCAACAGCATAGTTTCCATTAACGGTGGCGTCTACACTATCAATTGTTACTCTTACTCCAGGAGAATAATTATGAGGAGCTGAAGTTGTTAAAGTAATAGTTGGGGAACCAGATGCTCGTGAAGCAGCAGTAATTGAATTTGCACGGTCTAATATATTTAAAGTTGAATAAGCAACTCCAGATACTGAAGATATTTCAGTTAAAATATCTTGCAATGTTATTCTGTCTTTAAAATTAACATTATCAAACGCAAGAAAATTACTTAATACAGCTTGAACAGCGTTTGTAACAGTGCTTTGTCTGTATTGGTCTAATACTTGAATATCAATATCAATATCAACTTCTACATATGAAGGAGGTTGCAAAGTTAATGTTGTTGTTGGAGGCATTTTATCTACAAAAAACGTTTGAACTGTAGGTTGTAGGTTAGTAAACACTAGTGTTGGAGTAATATTATCTATTTCTACTCCAGGGTCCCCAGACGGTGCGTAGTACAAAGTTATACTGTTATAAGTGTTAGCAATTGCGTTTGCTTTTGCTATACCTAAAATTTGAATTGCTAAAGAAGCATAGTCTTCTAAAGTAACAGCTCTATTTAATGCTCTAATACTAATTGGGGTGTTTAACCTTACTGAATCAGTAGATTCTGAATCAGAACCACCTGTTGCACCATCTTCATTATTTACTTGAAGACCTACTTGATAATTAGTTACTATTTCAGTTAATGTATTTTCAGATACGTTTCCAGCATCTCCCGCCCCAACTCTATACACCGCTTCAATAGTTGCGTTTCTTGGAGGAATTCTACCTCCAACGTTATCGCCAAATATTATATAAGTTCTATCTTCAGCATCTATATCAATAGTAAATACAGGGTCATTACCTGAATAATCTACTAAATAATCAACGTATGTATAAACTACTCCATCTATTGTAATTTCTATACTGTCTTTAATAACAGGGTAGTCAGCTAAAATATAAACTTGGTCTGCTAAACCACTTGAAACTCCAAGTGCATCTATACCCGTTTCTTCAACTGTGTATCCTTGAGTAGCAGTTACTGTTACTGGGGAGCCTGCGGTCAACCCGCCATCTCCAGATGCGGGAACAGTTATTGCTGAATCTGTTTCAAATATAATTTCAACATTTTCGCCACTAACAATGCTTGTAGTAGATATTTGAGTCCCAGCAGGAACAACTTGTGCAGAAGTAGCAAAAGTACTAAAAGATAAAGTTACTGTTGCTGGGGTGCTAGGTGTAGGAGTATAGTCTAATAATCTAGCCATTCTAAGAACACTGTCTCTTTGACTCGCAGTTAATATAAATGATTCATTAGCTGCTCTATCAATGTAATAACTCATAATGTCGCCCATATAAGCAAACAGTTCTATTAATGTAATACCAAAATCAGAAGCGTCTCTATTTTTCCATTCAGGTAAAAAATATTGAATAAGAGATATCATGTCATCTCTAATAGCTTCAAAATCTCTAGAGGTGTAATCTATCTGTGGCACTACATTTGGCTCAGCCATTAGTTGTTCCCTTCAAGTAGGTCCCCAGACCTAGTAAACGTACCAGTACTTATTTTAACCTCATCAGTGGTTTCATTTGGAAGCTTATAACTTATTGTAATATCTAAATGCATTGTATTTAAATCCAGTTCTATGTATAAGTCTTGTAAAACCAAAGTAGGAAGCCATTGAGAAAAGCTTTCTCTAACTGTAGCATCTACTAAAGGTATAGCAACTGCTTCATTTTCAAAAATAGCAGTTTTTATTTGTGTTCCATAATTTGGTCTCATAACTCGTTCATTAAGACCAGTCATTACAGCTAAAAATACTCTATCTTTATATATTTTATTTTCATTAGTAGTAAAAGAAATACCATAGGATTCACTAATAGAAAATGGAAGGGATATAGCTCTTTGAGTAACCACTAAAACACTCCCATCCAAACTGGAAAATTAGGGTCTCCGCCTTCAAACATGACCCATACCCCATCATTAAGTTTAGGGGTTTTATAGTGAACTGTGTGCTGGGAAGAGCCTGTATCTCTAGGGTCTGAGGCAGCCGCCCTTGTTACGGTAGCAGAGTGGCTATGAGAAGGGGTACCACCAGAACCTATAGTCACTACATGGTTTAGATGGGTTTGATAAGCAGAAGCAGGGAGACAAGGCCATGCCCAATCAGTAACTTGTTCTCCAAGAACTTGAGGAACCTTTACTCTAATCCTGCTTTTAGAAATAGGGTCTTTAACATCTAAACAAATACCCCTATAGATGCCATAAAATTTTTTATCTATCTCCCCACCTAACAACAGCACAACCTCCGTCTAAGCCTTTGAGCAACAAAAATACTTCTATTACTAGATTTATTTTGTCTTAGTCTAACATCTGCTATATCACTTTCCCAATAAGAGTACGATTCATTCCTAGCTTTTGATTTTGTTCTATTAAAATTTTTTCCTTTTACAAAAATTAAAGAAGATTCATTTTGTGTTGGTAATAGTCTAGTTTTTAGTATTGGTGTAGGTTTAATAGGTATTTGTCTAATATTTGGTTCTACATATATTTTACTTTCATTTTCAGGAAAAGAGTATTCATTTTGTGATGTAGTAGTAGATGGTCCAAGAGAATCTACTCCAACTTCTATATTTGTTGTGTATTTTGTTTCAGTTAAACTTATGTAATGCACAATGTGTTCTACTGAAAGTAATATCCAATATCCACTATATTCAGTTCCTATTCCACCTAAATATATTGGTAATCCTGGAATTAAATTAGGAGAACCTACAACTCCACCGTGAGCTCTGTAAGGAAATTTAATCATTTCATTAAAAGCATCAGCATGAGATTTAGCAATGTCCATACCAGGCACTACAGTGTTTACATCAAAACTATCAAATGAAGGAGGTTTTGTTATTTTACGTTTATTTGATTTTAATTTTTGTTTGCTATAAGAATTAGATTTTTTAGTAATTGGATTAACGCCATTAAAAGATTGAGCACTTTTAGTAGCTTCAGGAAAAGGAATACTTTCTCCTACAATTGGAGTAAAGTGATATAAATCAGAACCTTTTATAGTAGAACCAGAAGTAGCTAAGTTTTGCAAAGTGTAAGACGGAGCATAGTTTTTATATTTTTTATAATATTCGTCTATAGGTTTAAAAATTAATGTTGTACCGTCTACTCTAAATAAATAACCACATTTTTTAGCACATTTAACTAAAAATTCCCAATCACTTTCCCCGTGTTGAGCTAATTGAGAAAATACTCTTTTATGAGGAGTTATATCAGCAGCAAATTTATATTTTTTAGCTATAGTTTTAGCTATTTGAGATACTGTTACTTTTTTCCAAACCTTCTGAGATTTTTGTTTCATTCTGTATGATGCACCTATAAAAGTAACTTCTATAAATCTTTTTTCGGTATTCATAACTTTTTTAACATGATGAACAAACCCTGAATAAGAATCTATTCCCCTAATACTTCTTAACGTTATTGTCATAGGTGTTCCAGGAGGTATTAATTTCTCAGATAAATCCCAATTTTTAAATACTACAGTTCCAAGGTCATGTTTATATCTATCTTGTTTTATTTTTGCTGAATAAACTTTTGGAAGTTTTTTTAATTTTATTGTAGGAAAAGAAATAGATATTGTTTTATAAGACATGTTATTCCACTATTGTTTCTATTTTTAAAATAGTTCCTACTGGAATATTATTTGGGTCTTTTATTTGTGGGTTTTTATTTAATATAAACCACCAAGAACTTGAGTCTCCGTAAAACCTTTCAGCTATTGAATCAAGCCTATCCCCCTGCACCCAAGCGTATTCAAAATAATTAATGGTTCCTATATCAGGTGTTGGATAAAACAAAACTGGATGCACGTCCGCGTCTTTGTCTAGTGCAAAATAATCAATTATTGCGTACTCATATCTAGAATTTTTGTTTATCATTTATTAACCTCTACCTGGTCCTCTTTTTGGTTGCGTACCAAAAGAACTAGGTTGGTCTCCAACATTTTGAGATGCATTTGTATCTTGATTACCAAATCCATAAGCACTCAAAACTTGCAAATCAATATCAACAGTTGATTGAATTGGAATCATATCTTGAGTAAACATTGAATGAGTTATAGCCAAAGATTGTACAATTCCAACTTGAGTATATGGACCAATATCAACTCTTACTAAAGTTGGAATAATAAGTCCAATATCAGACGTATCTTGATTTGCAGAGTTTTTTAAATTATCCCCGTTTATTGTTTTATATAAAAATTCTATATCAGCTAGTGTTCCTCTTTTTTTCAAATCAGCAATTAATGCTGCGTAATCTCCGGTTAGTCCAGCGTTAGGTCCGTAATATTGAGTTAAATTTGAAGAATTATTAGATTTAAAACAAGCAAAATCGTTTATTCTATTTAACTGTAATTGGAATCTAACGGTACCAGTTCCTTGAAATAAATTTAAAAAAGCTAAAGCATCAGTAGCAGCTGGCACAACATTTGCTGAAACACCAGTTGAAGCTTGATATTGGGTAGGATTCCACATAAATTGAAATCCATAATTTATTTTTTTTCTTGCAGCTTCTGACGCTTGTTGTTGATTTACTACAGATTCTTTAGGACCAGCATTTCTTAAAAATCTACCTATTCTTTCTCCAAATCCAAAAGATGTACTTGAGTTTGCTAAATCTGAACGATTAGATATTAAATATGATGGACTAGGTTCAGTACTATCAACTAAAGAAGCTAAATCAGCGTATCTCCAAATTTTTCCTCTTCTACTGTAGCTAAGAGTAGAAGAACCACTATTTATAACACCACTTCTAGTTTTTCCAGGTAGTCTTTCGTGGTCAGCTGTTGATACAGGCAAACTCCAACTGTGTGGAGGTAAATTAAATTTATAACCAGCTGGCCAAGATAAACCAGATTTTTTAACAGATTCTTTAGGATTAACCATTATGATGCTCCTATCATAGTTACTATACTTTCATATTTTAATTGTCTTTTAATTTCTTCTACTAAATCTCTTGCAGATATATTTGCACCGTTAATACTAATGTTTACTCCCCCGTAATTAACTGTGCCCATTCCAGCAGAACCAGCTCTATAAGCACCTGCACCACTAGCAGCAGCATAACCGCCTTCACCACCGCCCCCACCGCCAACACCGCCGCTTGTTGAGCCGTCACCAGTAGTTATTCCGCTTCCTCCGCCGCCCCCTCCATATTTACTTGAATCATAAAGGCCTTGTGCACCAGAAGCAGGTAAATTTTTAGTGCCCCATTTACTTGTAACAATCGCGTGATAAATTTCTTTAGGGTCAGCGTTTGACCTAAATGCATCTACAACGGATTTATAGTAGTTTAAATTTAAAGTTTTTAATGTTGCGTCAAATCCCATATCCCAGTTAGCATATCTTCTAACTCCATGACTATTCATAACTCCAATTTCACCAGGCATGGATTTAGTTGTATTTAAAGGATTAAAGTAAGCACTGTTATTAGAGTGCCCGCCTTCTTGAGCCATCCAACGCATCATTGCTTGTACGTTAGTATCGCTAGAAGGAGCCCCCATTCCTGCTAATACTTTTTTAGCCCAACCAGCTCTGTCAAAAGGACCACCTTTACCACCAGAAGGTACAACAACCCCATCTTCTTTAGGAACAAATATTTCTGCTTCTTTTTCTCCAACTATGTAAGGTTTACCAGCTTTAGCTTCTCCACCATCTTGAAGCCCTGGAATTCCTGTTAATAACTTTAAAATTGCTGTAAGAGGAGAAAGTAACAAATTAAGAGCTCCCGCTCCTAAACCTACTGCTCCTGAAATAAATGGAGACGTAGCAGCTGTTATTGCTCCTTTTGTTCCTTGAAGTCCTCCAAGTAACTGTTGAGTTGCTGTTGTAGCACCAGTTTTTAATAAACTGTCAGCTGAAAGGTCTCCACCTTGAGCTCTTTGAAGTAAATATCTAATTATAGTATTTTTAGTTAATTCATCAGTTCCGTATAAATCGTTTAAAAAGTTATATAAACCAGAACCAGGTAATAAAGAACTATTAATATCTTTTTTTGTTGGAGCTCTTCCTAAATTATTTGAAATCATTTGAAAAATTTGGTCGCCAACTTCTTTAAAACTTTTTGGCTCACCAGTTCTTGGGTCTCTTACTTGAATACCAAGCATACGCATCATGTTTACGCTACGTGCTTGGTTTAAAGTTCCCATAACTTGCATACCGCCTGTTAACCCAGCACCTGGAGTTAATCTAGATACGTCTGCAGCACTTGTAGTAATAGTTGAGGCAAAATTACCTTGTCCAGTAAATCCATACCGTTGAGCTTCTAATAAAGAACCTGCAGCATCTGTTCTACTAGTTGCTAAACCAGTTCTATTCATAGTGTTTAACAAACCTTGAGTTTGTCTTCCACTTAAGTTTCCAAAAAATCTTTGATAACTAATTATTGCGTCAGTAGTAATAGCTGTTCCAGCTCCAGGAAGAGCGGCTTGTAATCCAGCAAATGCTGCACCACCAACTCTTACAGCTGCAGGACCAAATGAAGAACCAATTGGTTGTCCGCCTTGTGCGCCACCAAATGAAGGATTGTTATTAAAGACAGACCCACCACCACCTACGTTTAGGTCTCCGCCTCCACCTCCACCGGCTCCACCAGCAGCGCCCATTGTTGAAGAAAAACGATTGGCTTGGCGTACCATTTCTTTAAGGTCATTAGTCATTTCTCTAATGTGTTGTTTAGCTCCAGCTAAACCACCAGTAATGGCATCAGTTACTTGATTAATTTTATCCATGGCACACCTCCAATCTAGTTATATCTTCCTGCTCGCTCTATCCAGTTCTTTCTTTCTTTTACAGTCATTCCTTTTATATCACCTAATGTAAATCCAGTAAATGCTCTTGCAATTACTTCAAATTGGTCATATAAATCTTTGTACTGCTCTTCTCTATATGCGAAACAAAGCAGCTAAGGACAATGGAACGTTTATATCTTTTCCACATGCCTTACAAGCCTTGCTCACCTCCATAAGGCGAGGGCCAGGGTTCTTTTCTAGTAACTCCATAGCAATTTTTTCTCTATCAGCCATTCCAAGATTTAAAACATCTTGAGGGCTTGTAACGGAAATTCCGTTTATTGACATAACGCATCCTGCTAACAAAATAGTGTTTAGTTCAGCCATTGTCTTACTTGTAACACTATTAGATAGCTTTTTTTGAACTAATCCGTTAGGAAAAGCTAAAACTGTTTTACCAGCTTTAATATCTATTTCCCAAACTCTTTCATAAGGGTCTGCTAATTCTTTTACTTTAACATCTGAATTTAAATCAACTATAAG